GGGAATGCCAGCAGCACACGGCCGGGATGATCGTCCATGAATCCTCCTGTGACGAGCGCACGCTAGCAGGAGAACGACGAAGGCCGGGCCACCCGTAGGCGACCCGGCCCTGTCGGACGTGGCAGTCAGGGAAGCAGCGTCAGCTGAGCACCTGGGTGAAGCCCGTGCCCTGCAGGATGCAGCTCGCCACCGGGTAGCGACCGGCGGTGAAGGCGCTGTAGCCGAACACCACCATCGTCACGGACAGCTGGTCGCCCTTGACCTCCTCGAAGGTCAGGCCGACCGGAGCCGAGGCGTCCTCCATGAACAGCACGTCCTCGCGCCGGGTCACGATGATCCGGTCCTCGTTCGTGCTGGCACCGAGGTTGGTGGGGACACCGGCGTCGGTGACGACCGGGATGCCGACCATCGACCCGACGACGCCGTAGCCCGCAGCCGCACCGTTGCCCTGGGCGTTGAAGCCCGGACCGTCGACCTGGACCAGCGGGCGGCTGGAGGTGTCGGAAGCGGCGCACAGGTACGCCCACCGGCGGGGGTGCATCACGATGAGGTTCGCAGCGGCGTACCGGCTCGTGTTGACCTTGCCGACGGCGTTGTGGATCGCCGAGACGAGCGACGCACCGGTGGTCCCGGTCCACGCAGCGGTCTGCACCGACGTGGTGTTCAGGATGCCCCAGTGGCCCCCGGCGGTTCCGTCACCGGAGATCGCCGAGACGTTCACCTTGGTGGCGTAGTCCTGGAACAGGTCCTGGAGCAGGATGTCGGCGATGCCGGTCCCACGGTCCACCGACTGGCGGGACGTCAGCTGCTGGCCGGCGAACGTCCGCACCGGGACCGTGAGGTCCGACTCGGTGAGGGTCGTGTTGGACACGCCGGTGTTCTGCGTCTCCTGCGCCGCCACCGAGGTGCCGGTTGCGCCACGGGGGATCGTCAGGGTCATGCCAGCCTCGGGCAGCGGGACCGCGGTCACGTTGCTCAGGAAGGGCCGGCCGGACTTGAGCACCGGGGCGTACAGGTCGGTGAGGTACTGCGGGACCACGAGGCCGCCGTAGTTGCCGGTCGTGGACCGGTACTCGGCGAGGGCCTCCTCACGGGCACGGGTGACCCGCTCGGTGGCGGCGTGGTCGTTGCCGAACTTCGACCGGAACGCATCCTGCAGGAAGTTGTGCTCGCCGTCGGGGCGGTAGGTCCGCTCCTCCCGGCCGACCTTGACGACCGACACGCCGATCGCCCGACGGGCCTCGTCGGCCTTGGCCTTGCGCTCGTCGAGCTCGACCAGCTCGGCCTCACGGGCCGTCAGCTCGTCGATGCGCTCGTCGATGGAACGCAGCTCGGCGCGGGCGGCGTCGAACTTGGTGGCCTCGTCTGCGGACAGCTCGGAGCGGCCCTCGGTCTCGGCAGCGGACAGGATGGCCTCGACGGCCTCGGCCGCAGCGTCACGGTCGTCGAGCGCCTTGGCGATCAGGGAGCGGATCTGCTCCAGCATGGTGAACCTCACAGGGTCGTAGGGATGTGAACCGACCGGGTGACTCTGCGGTGCCGACCAGGTGGGGCGAACCCCGGCGTGGTCGACGGCCGATCGTCGGCGCAGTCCTCTTGCGTACAGACTAGCGGCGCTTCCGGGACGCATCGACAGCCTGCTGCCGTCGGGCCTGCGTCACGCTGCGTCCGGCGGGCTGTTCGTCGGCCTGCTCGGCCTGCTCGTCGTCGGCCCGCAGCTTGACCACGGTCGACGGGTTGGCCGGGTAGGTCACCACCGACACGTCGAACAGCTTGACCTCGGAGATCGTGCGCTCCGAGTAGTCCGATGACCACGACTCACGCATCACCCGGAAGGCGAAGCTCATCTGATCGAGGTCGCCCCGCTCCATCGCCGAGCGCACCTCCTGGGCCGCAGGGTTCGTCGGGTCGAGCGTCGCCCGGACCTTCAGGCCGATGTCGTCCGACTCCAGCTCGAGCGTCCCGGACTTTGTGCGGGCCAGCGGCACGCCGTCGTGGTTGACCAGCAGGCGCACGTCGGCCTCCTTGGCCGACTTGGCAGCGGCACCCTTGGCGATGACCTCGGAGAAGCCGCCGGCCTCGGGGCCGCCCATGATGTCGTAGCGGTAGTCGTAGACCGTGGCGTAGCCCTCGAGCACGGGCAGGCCGTCCTCGGACTGGCGCAGCTCCAGGCGGTTGACACGCCGGACCTCACGCTCCGGTGTCTCCATGCCCTCGTCGGTCCGTCGGTAGTCGTCCATCGTGTCCCCGACCTCCATGCTAGGTGCCTCGTCCGAGACGGTCGTCGGCTCCAGACCGAGCAGCTGCTCCGGGATGACCCACAGCTTGCAGATCCCCTCCGGTGCGATGTCGCCAGACACGACCTCACAGGCCCGTGGCCCCTCGTAGAACACGCAGCTGGCACAGACCATGCCCTCGTCGGCGAACGGCGACTCGGCGACGTAGTGGGCACCCTCGGCACCGATGCCCTGATCGAAAAGCCCGAAGACCTCAACCAACTGCTCGGTCACCTCGTACTGCGCCTGCTGGCGTGGCGAGAGCGGGTACATCGACTCCTCGCCGTTGCGCTCGTCGGTGTCGTCGTCGTCCGACGCCACGATGCTCGTCGACCAGTCCCGCCCGGCGTCGCCGCCCCAGGCGTCCCACGCCACACGACCCGGCGTCGGGTAGCCGTCCTCGCCACGGTTGAAGCCCTCGGCGTCACGGTCGCTGGCATGACGGCCGAAGTAGTTGGCCATCCGGCCGACCGTCTCCCGGCTCACCGGCTCACCGGCCGCCAGCTGCGACGCACGCGCCCGACCCACGTCGGTGAACCCGTCGCCGGCCAGACCCTCGGCGATCCACTCCAACGCACGGGCAGCAGCATCCTGCACGCCCTGCGGCGGCGTGTAGGTGTCGTCAGCGGCCCGCTCGTCGTCCTCGCCCTCGGCCATGTAGAGCGCCGACATCTGGTCGTCGGCATCGGCGTAGGTGGCGTGACATCCCTCGAGCTCGCCGTCGTCGAGCTTGTGCACCCCGAACGGCCGAGACGCCGGGCACGCCGGGTCCTCTTGGACGATCTCCCAAGGCATCAGACCGGCTCCTCGTCACTCGGGACCGCCTGATCCGGCATCGGCGGCGTGGTCTCGGGCAGCGGCGGTCGGTCCTCCAGCTGGCGCACCTCGTCGACGGTCAGGAACCCCGAGTCGATGCCGATGGCGTGCGCCTCGTACCGGGTCTTCAAATCCGACCGAAGTACGCCGTCCACGTTGAACTTCACCCGATTCGGGCCAGGAACCAGCCCGGAAAGGCCATCTTCGAGCGCAATCAGGTACGGCATCAGCCCGAATGTCAGGAAGTCGGCCGCACGCTGCTCGCGGTTCGCATAGGTCACCGACGAACCCGACGTGGCACCACCGATCATCTCGGGGAACACGCCATAGATGCGTGCGATCTGCTCGACGGTGAACCGCTGCTGGTCGAGGAACTGCGCCTCGTCCGGGGCCACGCTAATCCGCTCGTAGCGCAGCCCCGCCCCCATCACCGCAGGTTCCCGATTCCCAGCCGTCGAGCTGACGAACGCAGACTTGATGCCCTGCGCCTGCTCCTGAGTCAGCTCGCTGTCGCTGTAGAGGATCGCATTCGGTGTGCCGCCACCAGTGAAGAAGTCCGTGCCGAACCGCTCGGCCGACAGACCGCCGGCGATCGTCTGCTTGGCATTCTGGATCGGCGACAGGCCGAACGGCGCACCCGGCATCGTGAAGATCGGGACATGCCACAGCGGACCCTCGGGCCAACGCTGCATCTCCTGGCGGTCGACGGTCACGACCCAGCCACGCTGCTCGTCGGCACGCCACTGGACCACCGACGGGTCCAACAGCTCGACCGTCGTCGGCCAGCCGTTCGCACCGATCGCAGTGACCAGCCCGTAGGCGTTGCCAGCGGTCAGCATCGACGACCACACCTGATACAGCCACGTCGACAGGGTCGTGCCGGGCTGCGGCTGGTCGAACAGGACCGACCTCGGCACGTCCACCGTCAGGCCGTCCCGCCGCCGTTGCTGATCCAGCGGCAGGGTCGAGCCCAACCCGGCCAGCAGCCGCACGCACGCCCACACCGCCGACAGGCGCATCGCAGACTCGGTCGTCACCGAAGGCGGCATCGACCCCGACCGCCGGCGGTCGTTCATCAGTGCGATCACGTCCGACGCACTGAACCCCCGCTCCTCGACACCGCTACGCCGGAACAGGCCCATCAATCACGCTCCAGAAACCAGCCCACGGCGAACATGAACACCCCACCCGCTGCGATACCCAGCGGCGGCCAGACCATGAACGCTGCGATCGTCACCAACACCAGACCGATCAGCTCGAGTGCAGTGGCGAACCAGATCATCGGTCCTCGTCAGTAGGCGAACACAGGCGCAGGTTGCTGCACCTCACGCTCCAGCGTAGTAGCACCCCACAGCGCCAATGTCGCTGCCACCAGCGGCGAGATGTCGACCGCCGACGACGACCTCGACCAGGCCCACGCATCGCCCAGCTTGCGGGTCGCAGCACCCGCCACCGCCGTGGTCATGTCGACCTGGTCGGTGTGGCGCACACGCCGGTTCACCACAGCGTCGTAGAACCGCCCGCAGGCCGCGGCCATCTGGCGTGGACCGGTCGTCTCGACCCGCAGTCCCGCCGCCTCCAGGTCGGGCACGAACGTCGACGCCGGACCCGCTGCGTCCATCACGAACGCCACCGGGTTGTACCGGTCGGCCAGCTCGATGCACCGGGACACGACCCACTCGGTCCCCGGCCGGCGGTCGGCCAGCTCGAACACCGTGCGATCGCACACGACGATCGACGCCATGCCCCGATCCGGTGCCACGTCGACAGCGAACACCACGTCGTCGGTGCTCGGCGACACGTCGTGTGCGCACGCCTCCCATGAGCGGTTCGGGATCTTGCTGGCGAACGCAGCCTGGGTCCAGCGGTTCAGGTAGGCACGCTCGAACTCGGCGGGCTCCATGCTCGCCTGCTCGGCGGCGATGGCATCGGCGGTCACCGTGTGGCCCAGGCTCGGAATGCACGACGCCCACGTCGCCGGGTCCGACGGGTCGGCGTCCTGCTCGGCCGACCACTCGAAGTACGCCAGCCCCGAGGTCACGCCGTCACGTGCAGCGTCCCGGCCACGCTCCACCTTGGACTTCAGGTACGTCGAGTCCGCATGACCGGCCGTGGAGATGATCCACATCTGCGGTTGCGGCCGGGTGATCATCGCCGGACTGAAGCCCTGGTCGAGCCGATGGTCCTTGAACTCGAACGCCTCGTCCACCACGGCGAGGTCGATCTGGCGTCCGTGACCCGCCCGATCGGTCGGGCTGATCACCTCGTGCAGGCTCCCGTTGCGCCAGCGGATCGACTCATCGCCGTTGGAGTAGCGCACGTCGTACATGCCACGCAGCGACGACCGGTCCAGCGCCGGCACCTGATCGTCCCGCCACTTCTTGCGGGCAGCCTGACCGTCTTGGGCGGTGTAGACGATCCGGGCACCCGGCTCGTGCAGCGCACGCCACACCATCACCGCCAGCAGCAGCGTCGTCTTGCCCGCCTGCCGTGGCACGGTCACCACGACGTTCCGGTAGACCAGCAGCCCGGTGTCCGGGTCGACCTCGAGCGCAGTGTCGACGACCTGGCGCTGCCACGGCATCAGCGGCGTGCCGAGCCGGTCAGCGATCGACGAGACCGCCGGCCCGAGTGTGCGGCGGTCAGTCCTCGGAGTGCTGAACCGCGGCGGACAGCTCGGCGGCGAGCAGCTCGAACGCATCGGCCTCCTCCTCGGTCGGTCGGGCCAGGTCCCCCAGCGTGGCACGCAGTTCCTTGACGAGCGGCCCCGACACGTCGCCCAGGTCCAGACGCTCGGCCACCGCCACCGCCACAGCGGCCAGCGGCTCGAGGTCGGCGGTCCAGTCGTCGTCCTTGCGCCGAGCGGTCAGCCACTTGGTCACGGCCTTGGTGATCACGACCCCATCCCTACCACGAGTGACGATCCACAGGCTGTAGACAACCCTGTGGCCACCACCGAGCGTGAGATTCCCTGTGGACAACCCTGTGGACATCCTGTGGAGAGAGACGCTCCCTGC